GGTTTAATATTAGAAAGAAAAAAATATGATGCCTTAATAAGAATGTGTAAATTCAAATACACAAATGCAATATATATTTGTTCAACACCTAAAGGTATATTTAAATGGTACCTGGATGAAATAACACCAAAATGGTTTATGAAGAAGATGAAGAGAACAACAGAGATTAAAGGACTAGATAATAATATACAGGTAGAAAAAGAAGTGTGTTTTTTAAAATATGAAGATGCACAAAAAATAGGTTAATATGGGAGATAGTGTAAAAAAATATAATGATATGATAGAATCGGGAGAGTGGGTAACAGATTCAACAGGATTTAACCATACTTCTAAAGATCCAATAGTTGAAAGAATTATCAATAAATTTAGATCTAGATCCAGAGATGGTGTGTTAAAATATGGTACTACTTTAGAGGATAACCCTGATGGATTCTATTCTTGGATTCAACACGCACAAGAAGAGGCTATGGATTTTATATTGTATTTAGAAAAGATTAAGAGTCTAAACAAATGAAAGAATCAGAGTTATTTAAAATGAAGAACGATATTAAACTTACCCAACAGGCAGTTGTCGTTGCATTAGAAAGAATAAAAAGATTAGAAGATGCCACTTTTAAAACCAAAGAAGTACGAGACAAATAAGGATTTCACGAGGAGATGTATGGGGAATGCGAAGATGGGAGCTGAGTATAAAGACAGGGACCAACGCTTTGCAGTTTGTCAAACAATTTGGAAAGATCAGTTTAATCCAAAAAAATAATTTTGTCATTTGGGATATTGTTATATCTTTGTTAAAAAGATAGACAATGAAGGTATTAAAGCTTATTTTATTTAGACCTAGTAATATAATCTTATTCCTAGGTATAGCCTTATTATTTTTTATTGATTTAATCTTGAATGGTATAGTAATGCCATTTGCTTTTACTATAGATCGTATAGAGAAAGCTATTAAATATTTGTTAAACTTAATCAAGAACTAAAGATGGAAAATAGCCACGAAAAAAACGCAGTTGAATTCTATGCTAGATTAGAACTACTAAGACAATGTCAAGAAGATTTAGTAGATCCAAAAGTACCGGAATCAATGAAGAGAATCATATTAAAAACAATATTAGTTTGAGTACAATAACCACATTTGATGGTAAATTTTGGGATACGCAAGAGCTGTTGACAAGGATGGGGAGTGATGATTTTTATTATAATTATCTAGGGAGTAACGCTTTGTCAAGCTCTAGCTGTTCCAAATTACTAGAATCTCCTAAGAGATACGAGGATAGTTTATTTAATAGTTATGGAGAAACACAAGCATTGAGAGATGGTTGGTTATTCCATTGTAAAATACTAGAACCGGAGAAATGGAAAGATGTACATTTTGTAGATGTAGCTAGTAAGAATAGTAAAGTTTATAAACAGGCGTTATCCACCCATAGCAAAGTATTTACCTTGAAGGAGAAGTTTGATGCTGAAGATTTATCAGAGATAGTATTAAAGAATACAAAATGTCTTGAGATGTTGAAAGGAGCAAGAACAGAAGTTCCGGCAATAGGAGAAATATTTAATATACCTTTTAGGGCTAAAGCAGATATATTAGGAGGAGAATATATTGTAGATTTAAAAACTACAAGTGGAGATTTAAGGAAGTTTAGATATAGTGCTGATAAATGGAATTATGATATGCAAATGTATATTTATTGTACATTATTTAATATATCATATAAGAACTTTACATTTGTTGTAGTAGATAAATTTAGTAAAGGTTTAGGTATATTTGAATGCAGTAAAGAATTTTATCAATCAGGCAAACATAAAACGGAACAAGCAGTAAAAATATATAAATCATTTTTTATAGATAAAGTGAGGCCAACAAACGAATTTTATATATACAATGTACTTTAGTCAAAAAGAGTGTTATGAAGATACTTATCTTTCCTTATGTTTAGGATTATTAGGGGAGGAAGAAGTTCGTCATTTACTTTCTTTTTACAGAGATATAGAACATTATGAATGCTGTAGCGGAATAGCTAAAGCGTATAAAGATTACAGAAATAAAAATTATGAATTTGATAAAGGAAGCAACCCTAAACAAACAAACTAAAGAAATAGCAAGAACAATAGTAAACAACTATTTCGGTATAGATATTAGTAGAAATACAAGACAACGTAAATATATTATAGCTAGATCTATGTTTTATAAGATATTAAGATATAATACAAAGATGTCATTCCAGGAGATAGCAAATATATTTAATAAAAACCACGCAACTGTTCTCCACGCAATAAAACAATTAGATGGATATATGGAGTTTGATTCTTCATTAAAAGTAGATTATATAACATTAAACCATCTATTCTTAAATACAGTAGATAAACTACTAACTGAAAGGTTTGTTGATGTTGAATCTATAGACCCACAATATATGGAGATTCTTAGCAGCTTTAATGAATTAACCAGGAGATATGATAAGTTAAAACAAATACATAACGACCTTGTTATTGATAGTGAAAAGGTAAATCAAAAGTATAAGAAGTTAAAACAGTTCTCTGATGAGAGAGAAAGTTATTATCAAAGAAACGGATATGTAATTGGATAATGGAAGAAAAGAAACCAAAGAAATTAGACGGGAGAAGAAACAATGGTGCAGTTAAAGGTATCTCTAGAGGCCAGGGGAGACCTCCTAAGATAAAAGAAAAAGAGATGGGTGCCTTAACATTAAAAGCGTTAAATAAAGCCTTTGGGAGCGAGGAGAAAGCTTGGATATATGTTGCTGAAAAAGCTTCTAAAGGCAATTTTAATTATATTAAGATGCTATGGGAATACAGGTACGGGAAACCAAAAGAACAACAGATAAATATAAATAAGAATGTAAATATTCCTATTGTAGATTTTGGTAAACCTAAAACTGTAGATGTGGACCATAAAGAAATAAAAGACGAATAGAATATATAAATATAGCGGGAGCCGAAAAGCTAATAGAGTAGGCGTAATTTGAATTATATATAAACTATGGAACTAAAAGTTCATTTTGCAGAGGTAAAGATGTTACCTATTGATGATTTACATTTATTCGATGGGAACAGAGATACACAAAGTTCTCACATCCAAAGAATGGTAAATTTAATAGAAGATAATGGATTTGCCGATACTATTAAAGTCGCTTTAATAAGAGGGAAGTATTATATTTTAGAAGGCCAACACAGATGGGAGGCTTTAAAAATATTAAATGTTGAAGAAGTACCTTGCTCAATTATTGATTGGCTTGGAGAGGATTTCGAAGAAATACAGAAATATATTATTTCTCTAAATTCTAGTAATAAAAATTGGAATCTATATGACTATGTTAAATCTTGGTCAGAAAAAAAGATACCTGAATATAGCCATCTAAGAAATCAAATGATTCAATACAGTAAAACATTATCTAATGGTGTTGTTGCTACTGCATTTGATGGTATTATGAGAGGTCATCAACCACTTATGAATGGTAAATTATCTTTTATTGATAAGACAGCCTCTGATACTATGTCAGAAGAGTTTTCACAATTAGTGGCTAAATATGGTAAGAAAAAAGTATCTGCACAGGTGTTAAGACAAGCTGCTGTTAGAATTATAAAGTCAGAGACTATATATGAAGATTTGAGAGCATTTAAAAAAGCAGTAAATTCTTTCTTATCGGCATCTGATACTCCACTACCTGATGGAGATGAAAGTTTTGCATATTGGTATGAACAAACAATACCGGAATTCAAATAATACTTTATGGCAAATAAAATAGATTTAAACCCGAAATACGAAACTTTATTTAACTCGGATAGTAGATACTTTGTTATAACAGGGGGCCGTGGTTCGGGTAAATCTTTTGCCGTTAATACATTTTTAGTATTACTCACCTACCAGGAGAATACAAAAACATTATTTACTCGTTTCACAATGAGTTCTGCTTCGATGAGTATTATACCGGAGTTTAAGGAGAAACTTGAACTTATGGGAGTAGAGAGTCAATTTGAGATAACTAAAACTGAAATAACAAATAAACTCAATGGCAGTTCAATATACTTTAGTGGTATAAAAACTGCTAGTGGAGATCAAACTGCAAAGCTTAAATCTATCCAGGGGATTAATACATTTGTATTAGATGAAGCTGAAGAGCTTTTAGATGAGACTTCTTTTGATAAGATAGATTTTTCTATTCGTAGTAAAATATCTACAAATAGATGTATATTAATTCTAAACCCTACCACTAAAGAACATTGGATATATCAAAGATTCTTTCAGAATAGATCTATTCCAGATGGATTTAATGGGACTAAAAATGGTGTTACTTATATCCATACAACTTATTTAGATAATATAAAACATCTAAGTAGATCTTTTGTATATGAGATTGAAAGTATGAAAGAAAGGAGACCGGAGAAATACGAACATCAAATAATGGGAGGATGGCTCCAAAGAGCTGAAGGAGTTATATTCAATGATTGGCAAGTAGGACAATTTAACAATTCAATAGATTCAATATATGGGTTAGACTTCGGCTTTGCAAATGATCCAACAGCACTCGTAGAATGTGCTATTGATAAAGAGAGAAAGATTATATGGTTAAAGGAGCATCTATATAAGAAAGGCCTTGTAACCTCACAAATATACGATTATTGTGTTAGAATTGCAGGTCGCAATTTAATAGTGTCAGATAACTCTGAGCCTCGTATTTTGGTAGAACTCCGGATGAAAAAACCATCTATTAATATAACACCTACTGTTAAATCTAAAGGGTCCATTGTAACCGGTATTTCTCTTATGCAAGATTACAACATAAATATTGAAGGAGAAAATTTAATCAAAGAATTTAATAACTACGTTTGGGCAGTTAATGGAGTAAAGCCTATAGATAATTATAACCACTTAATAGATGCATCTAGGTACGCAATTCAATACTTATTAGTAAGAAGTGTTCCTAGAGGTATGTATATTGTAAAATAATTTTATATATTTGTTATAGACTTTTTTTCATTCTTAGTCGATATTAGTTGATTTTTGTTTAATTAGAGGGAGGAAATAATTTTCTCCCTTTTTTTATAAAATATTTGTCAGTTGGAAAATAATTATTATATTGCATCAAATTATAAAATTAACTAATTATGAAAAGTATGAATAAAAATATTCAAAATGAGTACCAGGAGGTACACGAAATATACGAGGGATTAAACCTTAGACAAATGGAACACTTATTATTTCTTATGAGTGATAGGATCGATATACCATATATAGATAAAGATGGTGTAGTTGATAGTTATAAGGTAGATAGTTGTAATATAAATGGAATACATATTCAACTAAATACAGATGCTTTTGCTAAACATTGTGAAGAACTTGATAAATCTAAATAATATGATAACAATTGAAAAAATAGAGAATATCGCTAAAGATATTAAAGAAGATAAAGAGTGGATAAATGATAGCCATACCCACAGAGAATACATTGGAATTTGTTCCGGATTAGATCAGCTAATTAACCATTTAAAAGAAATACAATGAAAATAGATGTTAGGACCGAAAACTGTCTTTATGTTACAATAGGTGACTATACATATTACATTGACGATTCAACAGGTGAACGTATTATGGAAAGTTGGAAAAATAATAATAAATAGATATGATAAATATTATGACTCATTATAGAAATATAAATATAAAGATGTCTAAAAAAGAATTAGATATTGTCCAGGATCTTATTGCTCAAAGAATCGGAGAAGATAAAGTACACAACGTACACGATGAAGAACTCTTCGAGCTTATGAGATCATTAGATTCACAAACGATGTGAATTCAATAGGGATGTGAATTTAATACCCACCACGCAATTCAATAGGGGTATGAATTCAATAGGTCAAAGGTCCGGTTGGGCCTTTTTTTATTACCGGTTTAAAATTAGGGACCAAAAAAAAACTTGCAAAAAAGCTTTATTTTATATTATTTTTTTATTTATATTTGTCAGGTGGAAAAGTTCCACGCTAACAAATATTAACTAAATAGAATAAAATGAAAAAACTTATATTAATTGGTTACTCGCTTTTTTTAGGGCTTTTAACTTGTTTGCTTTTATTGTTAGAGAATTTTATTATTAACTTAAATATATAATACGATGAAAGTAATTCAACTAGATAAAAATGTAAAATCAAATATTAAACGCATTAATATTTACAATGAAATTAAAAAAACAAAAGGACGTTTTTTTTATGTGGAGTTTATTAAACAGGACAAAACATTACGAAAATTAACGGGCCGTATTTCTGTAAAAAACTATTTTAAAAAGACAGATAAAAAAATAAAAGTTAAACATCCTATTGCATCGGGTTTTATACGGGTTTATGACACCGGGATAAAACAATATAGAAACGTTAACTTAGACACAATTAAAAAACTACATATAAATAAAAATCAATTAAGATGGCAATAACTAAGGAAAATAAAATTAATAATATTATTAAGGAAATTTCTAAAAAAGAAATAATACCGGATACATTATTAAGTACGGGAATAAGTAACGCAAAAACAATAAAAAACAATCTTAAAACATTTATTTTATATTTGGCACCTTATACGCAAAATTCAAAAAATCATAACCTTTGCCCTATGGCCTCTAAAGGTTGCGCAAAATCTTGCCTATTTACGGCCGGGCGGGGTCTTATGGCCCCGGTGATTGAGGGACGCGTAAAAAAAACTGAGTATTTTTTGAGAGACAAAAAAAGCTTTATAAAACAATTAGCGCAAGAAATAGAAAAAAAATGTTTGACGGCCTATAAGAAAAATGAAAAAATTGCTTTTCGTTTAAATGGTACATCGGACATTGATTTTATTCACTTATTAAAAAAGTATGCAAATTTTAATATTGAAGATTTTTCACACGTTGCCGTATTTTATGATTATACAAAATTAATATCAAGAATAAAACGTTATAAGGACCATAAAAACTACTTTTTAACTTTTTCCAGGAGTGAAGAAAACAGCTCAACAGCTCAGGCCGTTTTGGCTATTGGTGGCAATGTTTCGGCCGTATTCAGAGACAAACTCCCGAAATATTGGAAAGGCTACAAAGTTTTAGACGGGGACCAAAGCGATTTATTAATGATATATAATAAAAATGTTGTCTTAGGGTTACGGGCAAAAGGTCCGGCCAAATATGATAAAACAGGATTTGTAATTTAAATATTAATAAGATGAGTAACAAAATAGATTATAAACAAAAAGCCATTGATTTATTAGAAGAATTAGAAATTGAGTCTTTTAACTATTCTAAAAATTCAGGCTATTACGATGGTGTAGGTTTTTCTAGTTTAGAAGAAAATGAACAAATAGAAATTTTAGAAACATTATTTAAAAACAAAATAATTTCATAATATGAGTAATAAAATTAAATTTGATCATAATATAAAAAAGATAAAAGAAAAAAGACGTTTTAAAAAGCTGTTACAACAGGAGCGAGAAAATGAACAATTAAATTATTTAACATCTAATTATGGTAAAATAAATTTATACAGGTAATTAAATTAAAATAAAAATAAATTAAAATAAAGGCCCTTTTTTAGGGCTTTTTTATTTGTATATATTAACGTAAGTACTTGATTATCTTTATAATTTTATTTGAATAGGTAGGCCGGTCTTTAAAATATCAACTAAACAACATAAATAAGTTAATAATATTAACTAAACGCAAAATAAAGCGTTTTAACGGCCTTTTTTTATTGTTCCTATATCTATACACTAGAGAATATATAAAAGGCTCTTAAAACGGCTTTAAATAGCCTTAAAATTGATATTTAGTTAACTCTGCCGGATAAGAGGACCGGTTTCATAACT